TTTCATCTAGGGGCTTGATTTCCTTCTTCTGCCCTTTCGGGAGTTTGCAAAAATCTCCATCCGCCGGATTCAGCGGGATATAACGGTTTATCACCGCCTGCCGCAATGCTCCATGTAAAACGCCGTGAACATTTTTCACTGTCTTGGGCGAAAGCGGCGCGGTGGTGTAAACCGTTTTCCCGTCTTTCTTGACGATCTTCCCCTGTTCGTCGCGCTTGGGGATCTTCTTGCCGCTGGTCAGCAGCTTGTTAAAGTACTTCTGCACGATGTGCGTATCAAGCTCCTCCAGCTTCACAGCGGCCAGATACGGCTTGATATGCAGGCGTATATCGTCCTCGTAGATTTTGACTGTGCGGGGCTTGACGCCCTCCAGATAGGTATCTGTCCAGATGTCCAGCCATTCCCCCAGCGTCATTTTGCAAGGCTCACGATATGCCTTATTGTCCACGGCGGCGACCGCCTGTGCCAGCTTCTGGCGGGCTTCCTTCTGCGTCTTTGCGTAGACGGATTTGCGGATCGGCTTACCGGTGCCGGGATCATGACCGGCGATAAAGCGGGCTTCCCATTTTCCATCTGGACGCTGGCGGATGCTTCCAGCTCCTTGTGCGGCGCGGGTATTTGATTTTCTTGGCATTGATTTTCCCTCCTATATTGTGTTAATATGGAAGGGCAGTAGGCTCCGCAAGTTTACTGCCCTTATTGCCGCCCTCGGTGTTCGCAGCACCGGGGGTGGTTTTTATCATTGAGGATATATTCCGCAAAATTGTTTTATATCAAATTAAAAATTCCGCGTTTCACTTGTACCATCACCATTAATGATTTGGCTTAATTGCGATGGAGGAAGATTAATGCCCGCATCCGCAACTAATATTTCAGCAAAAATACGGGCATCACCAGAAAGAGTATCCATTAGAGTTTTAAGACTTCTGCTTGCGTACAGTTCATAAATATCTGCGGGGCAAAAAGTCGAATCAAAAGTTGAAATTTTTATATCATTAGCATTGCAAAAAGCAAGGTGAGTTTTAAATGAATCAACAAAATCCTCTGGCAAATTTGAATTTTCTAAAATGGAGTTAAAAGCGACAGTTGACGCATCGGCTGTAGCTGTTCCATTGCGTATCCGATTATAAATGCTTTCTGCAATAACCGACTCTCGATATGAGTACAAACATAGCAGCAAATCTCGAAACGGCCTTTCGCAGAGAACTACATTCAATGCATCTACGGTATTAAAGGAGTCTTGCAAAATATAAATAGCATCCTCAGATAGTCCTGTTATGCCGCAGGCTTTTTGAATATCAACATCAGTTGATTTGATATCTGTTACTCCAAGAAGATAGTCTGTCGATACGTTACATCTTTCTGCGATTTGTATAAGGGTAATAACATCGGGAAGTCGGTCACCATTGCAGTAAAAACCAACAGTTTGCCGAGATAGACCTAAGAAATCTGCAAAATCAGTGTTTGAACGTTTGTCTTGCAGTTCACGAAACCGTTTTGTAAAGATAGGCAGCCTATTTCCTTTGCGCTCCATATATGTACACCTCCGATAGTAAACGCTCTAATTATGACACACCTGTTGAAACATGCGTTCCATCTATTGCCAAAGTCGTAATCTTAGCTTATAATGAGCACAAGCGCAACAACAAGAGCGTTTTCAAGTACATCGTAACACATTAGAGCGCATTCGTCAAGAGGATTAGGAGGTGAATTGGTTGTACAACGTGGATGTACGGCGCACAGCAGCAGGCAATGGAGTTAGACTCTGGCAAATTGCGGACGCACTGGGCATTTCGGATTGTAGTCTGTCGCGCAAACTCCGCAAGGAACTGTCAGCCGAAGAAAAAGCCGCGGTATTTGCGATTATCCGAAATTTATCGCAGGAGGTGAGATGATGAGCGCAACAAACACTTTAGCGTATAGCCCCGCGACGGCGGCGAAGGTGGCAGAAGTATCCCGTCCCACGATTTATCGCTGGATGCGATTGCCTGGATTTCCCGTGGCGCATATCGGTGGGCTTGCTCGCATTCCGGCGGAGGCATTCAAGCACTGGTTAAATCAGCAGGCGGGGGTGAGCGAGGGTGCATAAAAACGAGAAAGCCCCTGCCGGTGTTTCAGCACCGACAAGGGCAGCGGGAAAAGGTTTGCCGACCGCATTTCCCGTATCAAATTCTATCACACGCTGCAAAGGAAATCCACTGATTTCTGATTTCCTTCATGTGGGTGCGGAAAACGCGCTGACACTGCGGGAGCTGGTGCAGCTCACCGGCGAAGATGAACGCACCCTTCGCCGCCGCATCCAGCAAGAACGCAAGGCCGGAGTACTGATTTTGTCTGATTGCCAACATGGCTATTTCCTTCCGGAAAACGAAAGCGACGTGCGCCGGTTTATCCGTTCGATGTCCCGGCGTTCCAGGGAAATTGCTGCAGTGTCCCGTATTGCGGAAGACACGTTGGCCCGGTTGTCTGGCCAGGAGCATTTGGAGGGTTGGAATGCCTGAAATTAAAGAGAAACATCCATCGTGGTTCAAATTGAAAATTGAACGGCGGCAGCTTATAAAGCAGCTCCCGCCGGAAACTGCGGTCAATGTCCTTCTTGCTTGTTGGGAGTATCTGGAAACCTGTGAAATCCCCGACACGTTGCAGCCGTTGGAGAAAATCGCCTTTTCTGCGTTCTTCCCGGATATGGAGGAAGCATGGCAGCGATATGAACAGCGCGTAAACGCCAAGAGAAACAAATCGGTCGATGTCGACCGATAACGCTCGACACAGAAGAAGAAACAGACACAGAAGAAGAAACAGACACAGAAGAAGAAACAGAAATAGAAACAGAATTGTAAAAGGGTATAAGGGTGTCGCGCTTCGCACGCCACACACCTCCCCCGCGAAAGGAGTTGTCATGCTTTTTGATTTTGAAAAGTTTTCCAACATTACTGCCAGTGTGTACCCTGGTGGAGCATACAGCTTGGAGGGTGCTCTAAGTGTTTTTCAGTACTACTTCGAAAAGTACGAGGAACATACCGGCAGGCCGCACCCGCCAATTAAAGCAAGTCAGATCGTGCGTATCTGCCAGGATATGCCCTATATCGACCGGGAGTGCAGCGGTGGTCAGTACGCGGACATAGAGCCGGAAGATTACCCGGTTTTGATCGACAGGTATTTTTCTACAAAATACCGTAGCTGTGACCGCAACATCAACCACTTTTTTAGTGGTCGGATACGCGAGTTAAAATTCTACGAGGAGCTTTATTGACGCGCAAAGAGGACAGCACTCTACAGCCGTCAGGAAGCCGCAGGACACGTTGAAGGAAGGTAGGTGGTAAAGCAACGCCACAGAATAATAAAAACTCACAGGCAGGGCTTGCAAGCCGCGCAAAAGGCGGGAAGAGGTCACAGCGCAAAGGCGCGGACGGGGAAAGGGAGCTTGCCGCTATTCTCCGCGAATATGGGTATCCCATAAAGCGCGGCGGCTCTATGTCCTTTGGCGATGTTCCCAATCTTGTGGGATTGCCGGGAATACATATTGAGGTCAAAAGAGCCGAGCAAGTCAGGCTTTCAGAATGGATGGCGCAGGCATTGCGGGACAGCAAGCGTTTCCGTGATGGTATACCCGCCGTGTTCCACCGCAGAAGCCATGAAGCACGGCATGTGACAATGAGCCTTTCGGACTTTATGACGCTTTATTCCGCAAAAATCCATAATTTTCCGAGAAAGGAGATTTCAGCCAATGGCATTGACGCAAAACCAACAGAAGGCAATAGCAGCGCTGCTGTCCAGTCCATCCCGTGAAGATGCTGCCCGGAAATGCGGCCTCACATCGCGGACGCTGCGCGTCTACTTCCAAAACGATGAATTTTGTGACGCGTACCGCGCCGCTTTCCAAGAATTGACAGAAAATGCAACGCGCAAGGCACAACGGCTCTTGTGTCCGGCGCTTGAAACACTGGAGGAGGTCATGCAGGACGCGGATGCGCCTCCGGCGGCAAAGACAAACGCTGCGCGGATCGTCATTGATAGTACCATCAAACTGACAGAGGTCAATGACATTTTAACGCGCATCGAAAATCTTGAACGTGCCAGAGGTGAATATTAAATGAGCATCAGAACTATTCGCGGGAGACTGGAAAAGTTGGAGGAGTTGAGCTTGCAGCGCCCTGGTGTGGCTGTTATCCTACCCACAGAAGATGGATTTATAGCATCCCGCGGCGATGGCAAACCAGCACGGCTCTGTAACACGCTGGGCGAGGCGCAGCAATTCTGCGCCGTCTGCGAAACCACAATAATCATCGACATTTGAAAGGAGAAACTATGAATTTTGGTAAATCTGTACGCGAAAGCGTTGAACTGTGCGTAAAAACTCTTGAAGAAATCTCGACGGCAGAGAAGGAACTGGCCGCAGCGAGAAAGGCCGGTAAGATCGCTCCGGCGGATGCCGAAGCGAAAGCGGCCGAACTCGCCCGCGCCCGTGCCGATGCCCTGGGTGCGGTCAATACCCGGATCGAGCACGACCGCCTCGCACACCACGAAGCCGTAGACAAATGGAACACTGCCGACGGCTCTAAACTCGACGAGGGCGATTTGAAGCTGCTGCAAGCCGATTTTCACTTTGATCCGGCGCAGTTCCAGGCGCTTTGTGACAAGCACCGCGACAATGCAACCATGCTGCAGCTCTTTGCGGAATACAGTGAGAAGCACCGCGACTGGAACTTGACGGCGGATCGTCCTATCGGCGCACAGGCACGCAAGGACGCCTTTGACCGGTTCTGCCGGGATGCAAGCAGCGCAGCCCGTGATCCGAACAGCCTGCACGCTGCACTGTGGCTCTCCGGCAACGGCACGGCAGAGAGTGTGTTCATCGACTATTGAGGGCACAGCTATGAAGACATTTGACATCAACGGGAAAATCGTTGTATCCATTGATCCGGACAGCGCGGAGTTTGCGGGCAGGTTTTTTGATACCCTGTCCGCGGTGGACAAGAAGCAGCGCCGCCTGATCCGTGCTAAGGGCATCGCTTCTGCGGATTACTATGACCTATCTAAAAGCACAGAAAGATCTATGCGGCAGCAAATTGACACACTCTTTAATGCCCCTGTGTGTGAAGCGGTGTTCGGGGCTGATCCCATTTTTGCGTTGTCCGGCGGCTGCCCGCTGTGGTTCAATCTTCTGGAGGGCATTATCCACACACTGTCTGTTCCACCTACTACTGAGTGCAGGCGGATCATGAAGAGATATGCGGCCAAACGCCGCTGAAAGTGAGGTGTTTCTATGGCAAACGCTGACGGCTCCGTCGTTATCCGGGTGGATGCCGACGACAAAAAAGCAATAAAGAAACTTGACGATGTCGCGAAGAAGGCGAACGACGTCCGAAAGGGCTTGGACGGTAAAAGCATCCTGATCAATACGGATGTTTCGCAGGCTGAAAGAGAAATTGACCGTTTGCGGACAAGCATCGGTAAACTGGAGGAGGATATTCGCGTAAAAGAGCGACTTGCGCTTGAGACACAAAACGCTAAGGCTATGGCAAGGGTAAGAAGCAAGATGGCGATCGATTCCGGCGATGCTGCCACCGCACAAAAGATGGCAAAAGAATGGGACAGGCTGGATGCAAAAGCGAAGAGGTATGCCGAGCAGATCAACGAAGCCCAAGTACGCCTTGATGTCGAAAAAGAGACTGCAGGCAACCTCGCACAGGCTGTTTTAAAGGCAGCGGAAGAAACAGGGGAAGCATCGCGCAACGCCGAAAAAATGAACGCCGCAGTCAAGAAGGCTGCCAAAAGTGCAGAGGCATTCGGTAAACGCATTAAGTCCGTTGTACAGGGAGCGTTGGTGTTCACCGTCATTACACAAGGACTTTCCAAACTGCGTGACTGGCTGTCCGATGTGGTATCCGCCAATTCTGCGGCAAGCGCTTCCATCGCCAAACTGAAAGGCGCGCTGCTGACGATGGTTCAACCGTTGGTACAGATCATCATCCCGGCTTTCACCGCGCTGGTAAAGGTGCTTACAGCGGTAGTCTCTGTCATTGCAAACGTCGTGTCAAGCCTGTTTGGTTCTACCGCTAAAGAATCCGCCGGAGCCGCGAAATCTCTAAATGACCAAAAGAACGCCTACAAGGGCGTGGGCAGTGCGGCAAAATCCGCCAGTAAGCAGCTCGCATCGTTTGACGAGATAAACAAGTTGAGCGGAGAAAGCAGCGGCGGCAGCTCTGCGGACATCGCGCCGGATTTCAGCTTTATGGATTCTATTTCTGACAGGCTGAAGAATATTGCAAAGGACGTGGCACTTATCGGTGCCGGGTTCGCTCTTTGGAAAATCTCTGAGAAATTGCCGGGCATGCTTGGAGACATTGGAACAAAGGTTGCCGGCATTGCCATAGCCATCGGCGGTCTGCTTCTATTGTTTGACGGGCTAAAAGATGCGTGGGAAAACGGTGTCGACTGGGGAAACCTTACAGAAATTCTTGCTGGTGCCGCTGCGGCGGCCTTCGGCCTGTATACAGCCTTTGGAAAAGTCGGCGCGGGTATCGCGTTGGTCATTTCTGGCGCAGCTATGATAGTGACTGCATTTAAAGACATTATCAGCAATGGCGCAAACCTCAAGAATACTCTGCTTTTGATTGCCGGAATTGTAGCTACCGGGCTTGGGTTCTTTTTCCTGACCGGAAGTGTAATTCCCCTCGTCATCGCTGGTATTGCCGCTGTTGTAGTAGCTGTCCTCGGTCTTACAGGCAATCTGGAGGAATTCTGTCAAAACCTCAAAGAGAACATCCTCGGCGGGCTGATCGACTTTATTACCGGCGTGTTTACAGGTGACTGGACGAAGGCGTGGGAAGGCATCAAAAAGGTATTCAAGGGCATTTGGAATGGCATTGTGATGATACTGGAAAGCGCTGTAAATCTCATTATCAAGGGTGTTAACTGGCTTATTGGCAAGCTCAACTCTCTGCTGGAGAACAGCTTGCTTGCAAAGGGCCTTGATCTTATCGGCATTGAATTTCGTGGCATACCGCAAATACCGGAGGTACACATCCCTCGTCTGGCGCAGGGCGCGGTCATTCCCCCGAACCGGGAATTTATGGCAGTGCTGGGCGATCAGAAGTCCGGAACGAACATTGAGACACCGCTGGCTACGATGGTGCAGGCCTTCAAACAGGCGCTTGCGGAAAGCGGCTACGGTGGCAGCAATGAAGCCGTGTTGGTGCTGGACAAGGAAGTGCTGGGAAAGGTCGTGTACCGTCTGAACAAGGCGGAGGGTACGCGCATCGGCGTGAATCTGGCTGAAATCTAAGTAGCAAAAAAGAGGGCTGCACACAGTCGTGCAGTCCTCTTTTTCCTTGTAATTAGTTGCTTTGCAAATGCCCCTCAGAGGCCGCAGGATCGTCACTGTCACGCTCAATAGCTTCATCTATAGCCCAATTGATAAAACCGTTGATGCTCTCGCTGCGAGTGCTCGCGTGGGTCTTGATCATATCCTTTTTGCCTTGCACTGTGGCTCTCCGGCAACGGAACAGATGAGAGCGTTTATATCGACTACTAACCTTCAAAATAGCCGGGACTGCACGGGATTGTGCAGTCCCGGTTTCTTTGTGATGAAACGCACTTGATTTCTGCCGGTCTCCGTGTTATTCTGTCGATAGCCCTTTATGGGCTGGGCGCTGCACGAACGGCAGGCGGTTAGCTACACCACCCGAAAGGGGGTGCTGCTCATGCGTATCACATTACATATCGGACGGTTTACCGTGACGATCATTGTGAAAAGCAGAAACCGCCACTCGGCAAAGTGACGGTTTCAAGGCTTCGCTTTGAAATTCTGACTAATCCGGGCTAACCGCTTGTCGCAGCGCCCTTTCTCTATGCCCATTATAGGCGGCTTTTCCGGCCTTGTCAAGCCTCGGATGTATCCGGGGCTTTTTCTTTTGGCCGCATGGCCAACGTGAGCTTGTCGCGCTGCGCCTGTGTTTCTACTGCACGGCCAACAAATGCGGAAACCGTTTCTCCGGCGTTCTGCGCGGCCTCCTGCGCCATTTTAAGCGTTCCGGGTGTAAGGATAACCTCTGAGCCTTGCGTCGCTCCTGCGGGTTCCTGTGGGATTTCTCCCATAGCTTCACCAATGGCGCGATTGATAAACCCGTTCACGCTTTCTCCTGAAACCATCGCAAAGGCTTGTATTTCCTCTTTTCGTCCTTTGGGGACGGTTAGGTTAATGCGATCGTAAGCCTTTGCAATCCATTTATTCGTCGCATTCTGCTGCGCCTTTGATACTGCCATGTATTCGCTCCTTTCTTTTGCTGCGGTGTCTTTAATAGGCGATCTTCTCCACTGTTCGTACTATATCACACTTTGTATATATTGCGCAAGTATAATATTGCACAAATATACTTGTGTAATTATGCATATTATGTCTATTGATATAATTGCGCAAGTATATTATACTATAATCACCGCAAGGGAACAAGGGGTGGCCTTAAACAAGCCACAAGCGGGTAACAGACATACTGGTGAAATACCCTGAAACAGTGGGTGCAATACATTCCAGACGTTACCCGGCCTCAACAAAACGAATGGAGGAACAAAAAATGAGTATCAACGACATGGACAGCAAGATCAAGGAGCTGCGGGAGCTGCGCCGCATGGCCGACGAACTGGCCGTAGAGATGGAGAGCATCACAGACAGCATCAAGCGGCACATGGACGCCGAGGGCGTGGATACCCTCAACGGCACGGATTGGAAAGTGACTTATAAGGCTGTGACTTCTTCCCGCCTGGACACCACCGCACTGAAAAAGGCGCTGCCCGACCTGACGGCGCAGTTCACCAAGACCACCACCGCCCGCCGGTTCTGCATCGCATGATGGAAGCCATTATAACCGTGGCAGGAGCGATCCAGCTTACCTGCTGGTTGCTGACACTACTGGACGCAATAAAAAAGCCCTCTGTACCACCGCCGACCAAAGCAAGGCACAGAGAGCCGTAACCACCAACCACCACAGGGAGGCCGGTGAATATAGTGTACCGCCTCCCGCAAATAAATGCAAGGGCACATTTACAACTGAAAGGAAATTAAAATGAAAATCGACTTCAATGGAATTATTGATTTGGAGATCCCAACCGATGACGAGCTTTTGAAAGTTTATGAAAGCGCAAAAACGAAGATGAACGAGGAAGCCGCCTATAATCTTCTGGTGGAAATCGGAGAACACACCGCAGCAATGGAAAAGGCAGAGGGTGCAGAGGGATCATTCAAAAAGTGGCCAACGATAAAGAAAATGGCGTGGATCAGCAGCGAGGCGTTTTGCATGGGATTTATGAACGCAAGCCGCATTGTTTATGAAGCACTCATTATGACCTTGCAGGAGCAGGCAGCAGAGCAGGCAAAGCAGGGCGGGAACAATTAAAGAGCAACGCCGGGAGCAATCCCGGCGCTGTTCTTTATGTACGGATCTCCAACAGCCATTTCCAACAAACGGAAGCTCTTACTTTTGCCCGTTTCCTGCATGAAGGGGTATAAAAATCTGTAAGGGGTACACTAAGGGGTATTCATCCCAAAACAGGCACAAAAAAACCTCGTAACCATGCTGGTTACGAGGTTTTCATCTGGAGGTGACACCCGGATTTGAACCGGGGAATGAGGGTTTTGCAGACCCTTGCCTTACCACTTGGCTATGTCACCGTGTCAGCGAAAACCATTATACTATATACCGTCGGCCCTTGTCAAGAGTGAAATGCCCGTTGAAACGGGATTTCTTTCGTTGCTTTTGTGCTACTTCACGGTCGTCTTTGCTGCAGCCTCAGAAAAAACTGCAAAAAGAAATAGAACAAATGTTGCAATGCGCGAAAGGGTGTGATATAATAGAGCCGGAAGAACAGCGGACGCGGCGCACATACAAAAAACGGACCTGCGCCGACACGGGGCGCATGAAAGGGGCACGGCTATGGCGAAGATGACCAGAATGCAGCAGAAGATCTACGACTACATCGCCCAGGCACTGCGGGAGCAGGGGTATCCCCCCTCGGTGCGGGAGATCGGCGAGGCGGTGGGACTGAAATCGCCGTCCACGGTGCATTTCCACCTGAAGCACATGGAGGAGCTGGGCGTGCTGACCAAGGGGGCCGGCAAGGGCCGGGCCCTGACGCTGGCGCAGCCCATGCAGGGGGAAATGCCTGACGGCGCGCCGGTACAGGAGGAGGCGGCGCCGACGGCGGACCGCATCCCCGTGGTGGGCAGCGTGGCCGCGGGCAGCCCCATATTGGCGGAGGAGTGCATTGAGGACTATCTGACCTTCGACACCGGCGGACGCGAGGGGGAGTACTTTGCCCTGCGGGTGCGGGGCGAGTCCATGCTGAACGCGGGCATCCTGCCGGACGACCTGGTGGTGGTGCACCGCCAGCCCACGGCACACAACGGCGAGATCGTGGTGGCGCTGCTGGGGGACGAGGCCACGGTGAAGCGGCTGAGCCGCCGGAACGGCGAGGTGTGGCTGCTGCCGGAGAACGAGAACTACCGGCCCATCGACGGCCGCGAGGCCACGCTGCTGGGCAAGGTCACCGCCGTGGTGCGGGAGTATAACTGA